CTTCAAAGTTTTTTTCTACAATATCTAAAGCAGTATTATCAATATAGATACCATTGTTTTCCATGTGCGAAAGAACGACACAAAATTCACACATAACTTTTACTGTTTTTAGTAGCCCTTTATTACTTGGTTTATTAAACTGTGCCATTTGTGAGTCAAACAAAGCTCTTGTTGATTTTATATCAAGTCTACCATACTCATCTAATTCAGACATAGGGACATTCTCAAAAGAAATGTTTTGTTCTAAATACTTTTCCATTAAATCAGATTTTTGTATAACACCTCTTCGTTGACATAAATGTTTTAGTTTAAGGCTTGTCTTTACACCTCTTTGTAAAACATATTCTCCTATCATGGTGTCATAAATTCTACCATTATATGTAAATCCAGACTCCCATAACCATATTAAATCAAACTTAATATTATGACCTACAAGTAAGGTGGTCTTATCTAGAATATCCTGTACTCTTTTTCTATCTGGTACACCTTTAAACTCTCGGTGTTTAAAAAAGATATAGTCATCATTGAGGCCCATACATATTAAAAAATTATCTGGGTTCTTTGTTGAGGGGTCTTTCTGTCCATCGACAACTTGGAAAGATGTCTCTACGTCAAATACTGTAATCATCTATAATAACTTTCTTTTGTTTCCACAGCGTGGCAGTTAGCACATAATATAATGCACTTTCTCATTTCTTTTTTTATTCTACCCCATTGGATATAACTACTTCTACGCATATTTGAAACATTATGCTCTTTTGTAGAAGGGTCAACATGATGAAATTGTAATGCTGCAGGTATCTTAAAACCACATTTAAGACAGCCTTTAAATCTTTTTACTCTATCTATTCTATTCGTAATCCAAGCTCTTACAGTTTTATGCCTTCTAATACTGCCTTGTCTTTTATTTTCCCAACCTTGAGGGGAATACCACATAGGTTTACCTCTTCTATCTTTTCTTCCAGAGTTTTTGGAATGATATCCACCAAAGATAAAACCATCTTCTCTTGTTGTTACACCTCTAATCATAAATCGTACCTCGATAATTCTGGCTGTATGGTACATGTAATTAAACCATGCCAACCTGTTATTTTATTTTTGCTTATTGCTAAGCTTCTTACATTTTGATTATCTTCTAGGCTGTTGTTATATCCTACTCCAATAATCACATCTGCCTCAGCGGCTTTACCTGTTTTACTCCCCTCCATCATATCAAAGGTTAAGTTAAACTTACCATGCCCATCAGCGGAAGCTTGTGATACTGCTATTACACAGCAATTATTTCTTTTTGCTATCTCTCTTGCACCAGTATAAATTGCTCTAAGTTTTTCATCGGTGCGTGCAAAATTGCCTTTTACATTTACTTTATCTAACTGGTCAATAACTAATATGTCTGGTTTTTCTTTCTTTACAAAGTCATCTACCATTTCTAAGTCCCAGTCTACAGTGTCTAGAATGTTAATATTTTGTCGTATTTCGGCCCATTTTTCCTTCGCTAAAGGCATATCAGCCCTTACTTCATCAAAGGCAAGCCCTGTATGGGCATTTATTAGTCTCATTTGAGTCCTAATTGCAGGCTCTTCGTTAATAAGAGCACATACTTTAGCTCCTTGAGAGGCAAATCCGTCAATTCCTGCGACTAAATTTACCCAGAATGCTGTCTTACCACTCTCGGGTCTAGCAAAGACTATCACTAGATTACCTTCACCTACGCCATTAACTTTATCTCTAAGTGGTGCTAAATTAAATTTAAATTTTGTATTATCTTTTAAGCTTTCTATCAGCGTATCAATATCACCAGTAACATAAGAATAATCATCATCATTATCTGATACCGGCTCTTCTAATATCTTTTGTATTTCAGAAAAATCTGCGTCTCTTCCATTATATATTTCTGTAGCAAGAACAGCTATTCTACTTGCAAGTCTTCTTTTGTATAATGATTGTAGAATATTATTTGCAATCGTTTCATTAGGTTCTGTTAAACCGCTTATCTCTTTAATTAAATTACTAAAGTTTTCTTTTGATGCTCTTGTTAATGCAGGATTATATACATCTGTATGTAAAGAAGATACTTCATTGATACTTAAATTAACATCTGAGTCTTCATGAGCACGTCTAATGGTTTCATACAAATCCCCTGTGCCATTTGTAAATAATTCTTTAGAAACTTTAGTTTTGTTTTTAGTATAAAAATCTTTTTTTAATAATAATTTAATTAGTTCTTTTTCCATTTTTGGTCGCTTTCAGTTGTTTTAATATCTCTTTCATTAGTTTTGTTTTTGTTTTGCTTTTCCAGAGCTTTATATAAAACTTTGCATTGTCTTTGTCAAGCCTACACGGTGCTGTACCTAATGGCCATGATTTTAAATATGCTAAATAAAATTTATCAGATAAACTTCTCATACTTTTTTGACTTATTTTAACAGCTATCTTTTTATACTCACCTGTAACGCCATAAACACAATGAAAATACTTTTGTTTTTCCATAACAAACCAAGGGTAACTGCCGCAGTCAATTAACTTCCACATTATACTTGCCTCATAAAACTATAATCATTTCCATAATCCCAATCGTCTGTACTCTTACAAGGAGTACATATACGATTATGCGAACCTTCACTATCAAAATTATTGTTGCACATTAAACATATTTTTTTAGTTAAATTTTCTATCTTAATTTTTCTCATATGAACAGCCCCTCTTCTAAAAAAAGCAGTACGTTTATGCCCTTTGGCTCTATTATATTTTCTTCTTTGCATTCTTTTTACTCCTGCGTAATAAAGATATCCATGTGTCTTCAAACATCACGATACCTTGTTTTATATTTTTCTTTGTTTTGTTTTTATCATGTAAGTAATCATACAGGAAGTCTGTAAGTAAGTCAACAAATTGAATTGAAAAAAATTTTTTAAACATAATAATTTATTATCCCTGATAAAAAAATAAATAAAGCTATAGCATTAATAAATACAAGAGCTTTATCGTGCCATAACATTCCTACAATAAACCACCCAGTAACACCTACAGCATGAAAAAACATATTATAAGGCTGTACATTCGAGGCTGTTAAAGTCATTCCAATAAGAATAATACCACTGGCTATCCATTTGATATACCAAGATAAATCTCCTTTTGGAGTTATTTTATTTTTAGGCATGCACCCACCATTCGGGAGGGGATACACCCTTTTGCCATTTTGCAAAATAAGCTTTAGCACCTTGATAATATTTTCTGTAAGCAGTTACATAATCTTTATCTTTGTATTCATCTGGCATACATTGTGGTGGTTCACTAATATAGTCTTTATGCATTACTCTTTTAATTTTATTTTCATATTTATTTTTGTAAATTGCATCAATAATACGAAATGATTTATGTTCTTTATTAAATCGTTGTTCATATTGGTGATTAATGTATACAGCGTTTTTTAATGCCCAAATAAAATTTTGTCTAGTATGACCTACCCATATAGTCATTGGGTGTTTAGGATAAGCAGGCTTGTATAAATCATCAAATTCTTTTTCTGCATTAGCTTGTACAGCAGTGGATAACATTTGACAACTTTCTAATAACATTTTTGGCACATGCTTATCACACAAAGCAAGTGCAGCTTTGGACGGGTCACTATCTAAAAAAAATATATTCATAATAATAAACTTTCTATTTGGTTTTTGTTAAAGTACTTCAAATCATCTTCAAGTATCTTAACTTCAGTATCCATATAATACCTTAGTTGATTGCTTATGTCAAATGCCTTAGTCGTTGCGTCTCTGTCTAATGCCACAATAACTTTTTTAAATTTACTTTTTAATACGGGGATAAAACTTGCAGGTAAACTTGTACCCATTAAAGCTACACCAGTATAAACTTCTGATACAGCACAGGCACTAGCACAGTCCTCTACAAGTACTGCCGTATCACTACTACCACAAATAAAGGGATATGTTTTATCTCCATAAATATACCATTTAGGGTACACCTCTGCATTTAAACCTCTTCCTATTGCTCCTTTTATTTTTTCTTTTTCTTTTATTAAAAATACAACTCTGTGCTGTCTTGCGTCATATCGCATGTCTGTCTTACCATCTATGTATGCTTGTATACAATGGTTTTTCTTTAAGTAATCAGTACATTTATCCGTAGAAAAAATACTAACAAAACTTTGTGGAAGTACAAAATC